CCTTTATTAAGAGTAAAGGTATACCATCACCCGAGGATATAGGATAATGGCTGGAGCAATCGCAGTTTATAGACCTGGAGCATCAGATACTGGTGGAGCAGGTGCTTGTAATACACCCCCAACACTTTTAGCACCAGTACCAGTTGGAAAATATTTTATTCAAGGAATTCCTCCTGTATTAGAAGGAGACACGATGACCCCTGCACCAGGAGTTTTACCTGCAGGTGGTCCTTGTACCACTCCTCGTATTGCAGTTTCCACGAGTACAAAAGTTCGCTTTGGTGGTCGTAGGGTTTGCTTTGTTGGAGATTTTCTCAATCAAGCAACTGCACTCGCAATTGGTCCTTCTGCAGCATCTCCAAAAGTTTTTGCAGTATAATAGATTTTGTGATATAATATCATTGAGTAACACGACCTTTGATTGAAAGCAATGTTCGTTTAGAGAACTAGCGGAAATAACTGTGTTACTCACTTTTCTATAGAGATAATACATACATGGCAACTAGATTTGCATTGGGTCTAGCAACAATTGAAGCGACCCCAAAGAAAACACGTCAGGGAAATGGTAAGCATACTAAATACAGTGCAAGCTCCCGTAACAGGAAGCGTAAACCATATCGAGGACAGGGCAAATGACCGAGTTTAAGTATACTGTTGGGAAACCAAAGAACCTACAGTATCGTAGTGACTGGGATACAGACAATGATGGAAACATCGACAAAGAAGAAAGAGAGGCAGCTAGCGCCGAAAGCTCTGAATAATCTGTATGACCGTTCTAATTATTGTAATCGTGCTCATAGTTGCAACTGGAGCACTCATAAGATACTATGATCCACATTAAATGAATGTTTTTAGAATACCCGAGTTTCTCTCCGAAGAGGAAGCGGCGATATGTTATGAGAGGGTATTAGAAATAGAAGATGATCTGATGGCACTTGGAGAACATAATTATCCGAGTGTGAAGGGCGATAAGTTAACTGGTCGTTACCAGTACTATAATGCGTTGCAGGATAAGGTCGTCGGACCAATCGTCCTTCCTAAGTATCTTGTTTTATTTGGTAGAGGTAAGTGGTTACAAGCATGGTTTAATGCTTTCCGAAAAGGTGATCGTATTGAACCACACAAGCATTTTGATCGAAGAGATCCTCTACAAGTAAATATGCACCCCTTTACATCTTGTAACCTATATCTAGGGGGTGATTGTAGTAGTGGTACCATATATGAGGGTAAGACTTACGAGAATCATGTTGGTGAGTTGTTGATCTTTCATGCAGGTATTGCTCACTGGACTGAATCATATGAAGGTGACGATGTAAGAGTCACAATGGCGACTGATATACATGTTCGCAAGAATAATCCTGTGATGTTTAAATTAAAATGATTATTGATATCTTTCCGACACAAATTATATGCTTTAACTTCAATAAGCATACCAAGTATTTTTTTAGAGACCCTGGAAAGATAGATAACACTCCTGCAGGGTGGAAGTGTAATGTGAATAGCACATTTCCTTATATTCCTGATGACGATGCTCTTGTAACGCCAGATGTGCGTGATCGTTTGAAGATAGATATAGAAACAGCATGTAATGCTGAACTAGTGCGTGAAGGATTGATGCCTTGTAATATTATAACGTTCTGGTATAATAGTTATCATGATGATCAGAGTCAGGAACGTCATGATCACATGGATGGAAGGCGTCCAGTGTTTCTAAGTGGTGTTTACTACAGCAAGAACCCAACTCCGACCACTTTCTATCCAACCTCAACACATTTCCGTTCAATCAGGTATCGTGGTATTGAGAGAAGTGGAATTCGTGAGTCAATGTATGACTTATACCATTTTCACCCAACTGAAGGACAAATTATTCTGTTTCCTCCTTATTTGGAGCATGAAGTCCTAAATCGACAGGAACATCAGAGACCAAATGGTCGATTAACATTTTCATTTAATTTAGTATTAGCAAATGCGTAATTTCTTTGAGATTAATAAGAATCAGAAAGCTCAATTTGGAATGTTGGGAAAAACCCCATATGCTATCATTGATGACTTCTTCAGTACCCCTGATGATGTGATTACGCTTCTACATCACGTTGCACCAAACTTTCATAAAGAGAGTGGTAACAGTAATGCATCTTTGAATCAATACGAAGGACCACCAGAAGAAGATCGTAGTCATATCAAGAACTATAACGGTGAACACTTTAAAGACATGCGTCACGAGTTCTACAGTGATATGATTCTCCCTGCATATGAGCATTTGTTTCATGTCTTGAAGTATATGGGAGTGACTCAAATTCCTATGGATCGTAGAGCAGTTCTTACAAATTGCTTTACATTCAAAAAACATCCTTTTAATGATTTTGAGAATAACTACTGGTGGCCGCATCGTGATCACGGATATTCCGCACTAGTATATTTGAATCATAATGATAATACTGGTACAAACGTATATGAGTGTATAGAAGAAGATATTGAAGCTGATGTAAGAGAACATGAGCAACCATGGCGTCCAAAGGAAAGGTATAAGAAGATAATGAACTTTGAACCAGCGTTTAACCGTTGTATTCTATTTGACGCACAAAAATACCATCATGGTATGCATGTTGAGGATTGGAGGTTTATAGACACTCCTGAGAATGATACACGAATGAATGTCGGATTCTTTTTTCATGAGTATAAGAAATGATATTTAAAATAGATAATTTTTGTAGTGTTGAAGAGTGTAATCAAATAATTGAAGCACTCAAAGAGATTGCAGGTGAATTTCATGATAATTATCATATTGGTAAGTCTCATGGACACAATCCACTCAAACACGAGACTGTTTACCAGATTTTAAAACCTAAACTCAATTTATTGTTTGGTGCTGGTAAATTCTACTCCGCATGGGGTAATATCATCCAACCAGGAAAATGGATCATGGAGCACAATCATGATCAACATGTTGATAACTATAAAAGACCATTTACATGTACAAATCTCTTTTTAGGAGGAGATACGTCTACTGGTACGAGATTTGACGGTGAGACTCATGAGAATCAAATTGGACAACTACAAATCTTTCCATCTGCTCTAAAGCATGATGTACCACATAATGAAACTGATAAATTTAGATATTCATTGGTCATTGACGTACTACCGATTCGTTACGATAAGGATTGGATCAAAGTCTAAATAATAAAAACTGGAGTTACCATGGTAATCAAAGTAGATAAAAGTGAAGAGTTTAAGAAGAGTGGGAAGAAACTAATCTCAGAATATGAAGGTGAGAAATGG